AAAAGATTAAAAGCCAGATATGAGGATTACTTAAAGAAAATTCAGACCGATACAGTTTTGAGTGAAAAACAAAAAGCCGCTTTAAAATTAAAAGTTGATAAATGGTATAGCAAAGAACTGCAAAAATTAAATAAACAGACTCTTGAAAAACTACAAAACGAATACAAAAAGTATCTAAACGAAAATTATAAGCTCTTTTTAGATGTTTTAGATGACGTGAATAGTACTTTAGAAACCGACTTTTTTGACGCTTTAAAAGGCAAATTCCATAATTTCAATGATTTCCTTAAAAGCCTGTTTAAAGACGTAGGAAATAGCATTTATAACTCTTTAGCAAAAAGTATAAGCGGAAGCATTGCTGATTATTTAACAGGAAGCGTAAAAAAAGCGGTTGTGCCTTCTTTTGCTTCTTTTGCAGGTGTGGAAAGTTTTGCTCAAAAACTTGGATTAAAATTACAAAACGGGCAATATGTAGGAGAAGTAAACGGACAGCAAGTTGTTTTAGACACTTCTGGAAACATCGTTCAAGGTGCTGATGCTGTTAAACAAAGTTTTGGAATAAGCGATGTTAGCAATGTTAAATCTGTTTACGATTTAACTATTAAATATTTTCCTCAAGTTACAGCCGCTTTAAGTGACGTAAGTGCAGGTTTCCAGACTTGGATGAGCGGTCAGGCTCTTGTAACACCTTCTGCTACTGCTACATCTGTTAATGCGGCACTTATGGGAAGTGAATATGGTCAGGGACTTGCTACATCAGGTTTTGCACAGGCTGGATATTACGCTGGTGGTGCATTAGCCGGTGGTGCGGTAGGTTATGGTGTTGGAAGTCTTGGAGACGCAATTTTTGGAGCAGATACAAAGGCTGGAACATATGGTGCTGTTGGTGGTGCAATAGGTGCAGTTGTTGGAGGTCCTATAGGAGCTGGTATAGGAAGTGTAATAGGTAGTGTTATTGGTGGTTTTTTTGGTTCTAAGGAAGTAACAGGACAAGGCGTAGAGATTAGTAGGGCATCTCCAGAAAATGTTTACGGTCGTCATTACATTAATTACGAAGAAGATAGTTGGTTTGATAGTGATAGCTGGACGGAATATAAAAAACTTACAGAAGAAGAAACTGAAGCAATTAAGAAAACATATCAGCAATTCTCTTTACTTTATAACCATCTAAATGATAATAAAACTTATACTTCTCTTGGTGTGACTAAATACCCATCAGTCAGAAGTGTGGTTGATTGGGATGATAGAGGATGGTATAAAGCAAAAGATATAAATGAATATATCAATACTATGGTAGTTCGCTCTTTACTTGCAAAATATATGGGAGCGAATTATTTATTTAAACATTCTCTTGCAGGAGATCAAATCGAAAGTGCTGTAAACGAGCAGGATATTTTAGATAAAGTCTATAATTTATGGAAAAATTATGCAGAAAGCATAAATAAAGAAGTATATCAGGCACTTGCAGATGAGCTTAACTCTCTTGCTGAATTTAGAAGAAAATTTAAATTTTACGCTCTTGATAAAAACAATCATTTAGACGCTTTAAAATATCAGGCGGAGGTTTTACAAAGTGATTTTGACATGTTAGCAAAGTCACTACACGCCACTAATGTGGGTGTAGATAATTTTGTTGAATATATGGATAAAGCAATAAAAGCAAATCCAACGCCTGAAAATATTAAAAGTTGGGAGCAATTAGGAGAAGCATTACAAAAAGCAACAGACGCACAAGAAGCGTTAAGAAATGCAATAAAAAGTGAAATCGACAAAGGGAAAGCTGTTTATGAAAATGCTTTAAGTTTATTTGACAATAAAGCAATAACCAATACAAAAGAGTTGTTAGAAGCTATAAATAATGCAAAACCTGAGGATACACAGAGAATTTTAAACGCAATCAACACTCTAAAACAAAAAGAATTAAAATCTGTACAAGATAACTACAATATAAAAATTGAACAATTACAAAAAGAAAAAGAATATCTACAAAATATAAGCGATATAGTAACAAGACTAAAAAATATTGCTAATGATTTAATTCTATCTACTGCGAGTGATAAATATTATTTAAAAGCAAAATTTAATGAGTATTTGTTAAGGGTTAGAGCAGATTTACAAAATGGAGTAAATCCTCAAAACGATGTTGAAAACTTAAATACTTACGCTAAATCTTATGCAAATTATTTAAAACAAAATGCGTCTTCTAAACAAGAGTATTTATTCGAAGTCACAAAAATGGCTAACAAAATAAACGATTTAGCCGACAAATATGATACAAAAGACGGATTTAAAAAAGTAGAAGAAGCTGTAAATCAAGCAAATATAGATTTGCAAAATGCAATAGAACAAGTTAATTCTACTTATGAAAGATATACAAATTTATTAAAATTAACAATTGAGCAACAATATAGTGAATATTTAACTACCACTATAGACAAATATGAGCAATATCTTGGAACTAACAGTCCTATAATACAGGAATTAAAAAATCTACAAAGCTCTATTATTACTGCAATGAATGCTACAAAACAAAATTTAAGTTTTGATTACACACCGTTACCAAATACAAGTTATGCTAATAGTGGAAGCGGAAGTTCAAGTAGTAATAGTGTAGATGAATATGCAGAGTTAGTTAATCAGACTTATATGGAGGTTTTAGGCAGACCTGCCGACAAAGATGCGGCAGGGTGGGTAGAAGCATTAAAAAGCGGGGAGATTGCTCCTGATAACTTAGCTGATAGTGTTGCATATGCAGCGACTGAACTTTTTGATAAGTCTTCTTATACAGGAGACGTTCCTGAAGAAGTAATAGACTGGTCTATAAAAAATGCACAAAGCTATCTAAAATTTGCAGACGGAGGAATTGTTACAAAACCTACTTTAGGGCTTATCGGAGAAGCTGGCTATTCAGAAGCGGTAATTCCTCTAAAAAATCCTAATGACCCTATGAATATGAATGAATTAAAAGAAGAAATAAGAAGTTTAAAGGAGGAAATAGTGAGACTGAGAGAAGAAAATGCAAAATATCAGTCCGCTATAGTTGAAAATACTGCTCCTATAAAAACTTCACAAAGGTATGCGTGATGAAATATGTTGAGCCTTTAACAGAAAAACTGACAGTTACTAAAGATGGAAATATATTTGAAAAAATAATTTATAAAAAACCTACAAGTTTAAGCGGGGTTACTGATGAAGATTATCCTGCTTACGATGATAGTGCTACATATAATACAGGTGACTATGTAATAGTAGATGAACTAAAAACAATATATAGGTGTGCCGCAGATAGTACAAATGATAAATTTCCTCCCGCATACCCAGATTTATGGATTGATTATGGATTTGTAAACAGTTATAAAATGTTGTCAACTGATGAACAAATAGGCTCACAAACTACAAGCGATGAAAAAGATATAACATTAGAATTTGAATTTAATAGTTGTGACAGTATCGGTATTATAAATGTTAGGTTTGTTACTTTAAAGATAGAGGAATATGATGAAGACGATAATTTAGTTTATGAAAAAGAAATAAGCGGAAGAGACTATGGAGCGGATGATTTTAATGAGTATTTTTACTCTCCTTTTGGAGAGAAAACGAGGGTGGTATTAACTGACTTGGTTTGGTTACCGCAAGGAAAACTGAAAGTAACTTTTTCAAGAAGTGATGATGCGTTCACAACTAAAGTCGGAACAATAGTAATGGGACTTCTTGAAAATTTAGGTGTAACATTGACAGGGTCTAAATTAGGTTTTCAAGATAAAAGCAAAATACAAACAGATACATTTACAAATACAAGAAAAGTTATTAGGTATGGTCACATTAGAGAAATAAGGGCAAAGATATTAACTTTTTCAGAAGAATTTAACACTGTTGCAGACAAAATAAATATGATTATTGGTAAAAATGTTTTATTTGTTCCTACCAAAAATGAGAAATTTCTTGAAATGACAAATATTGCTTATATAGAAAATGCTGATTTACCTATTGAAAACTGTGTTGTAAATGATTCTAATCTTACTTTAATAGGAGTTATATAATGACAACATTACCGACTTTAACGGTTTATAGTGGAGATATACCAAACAGAAAAACGATGACACGGGAAGAATTTGCTGAAAGTGTTTACCAATACTTAAAATATTTTGATGAAAGTTTTACTCCTGAAACAAATGATTTGGTTGAAAAAACTAATACATTGAGCGGAGAGATACAAACTGCGGCAGATAATGCTAAAACAAGTGAAAATAACGCAAAAACAAGTGAAAATAATGCTAAAAACAGCGAACTAAAAGCACAAAAATGGGCAGAAGAAGACGAAAACGTAGAAGTAGAAGAAGGGAAATATAGTGCAAAACATTGGGCGAAAAAAGCGGAAGGGGCGGTTGCCGCTTTACCAGAGGGAACGATTGATGATACAGTAATAGCAGAGGATAAAGCGTGGAGTAGTCAAAAAATAAATTCAGAACTTAATAAAAAAGAAAATGTAACTAATAAAGGTGTAGCAAACGGTTATGCAAGTTTAGATGAAAATGGTAAAGTTCCTAATGAGCAATTACCTGACGTAGGTTTTAAACCTTTATTTGAAAAAAAATATTTTGGAGGGTTATAAAATGGCTAATTTAATTCATATACAAAACTCTTTTAGTGGCGGTTGGTTTGATATATATGCAGCCCCATCTGGAACAGTTCCAAAAGTAGTTTTAAATAGTATAACATATAGTAATACTGTAAATTCAAGTACGAGCGTAAGTTTATACGTCTATGATGAAGATAACAATTTTAAATTTGGATGGCAATTTTATATTGATGTTAATGGATTCTTTAGAAATGGTTTATATGTAGATAAAAATGGAAATGAACATATCACTAATAACGATATGTTAGTATCCAGTTCAGAAAATGATTATGCTATTTATTTTTTTAAAAACACTACTAATTCAGGAGCAGAAAAAAAATTAGGAGCAATACCTGCTTTTTTCTTTTTAAATGAAGGAGATAAAATTTCTGTTAATAGTTCAGATGTTACTTATCCAGTGTTATTAGATTTGTTAGTTGTTGAGGAGGATAAAAAATGATAGTTTTAGTAAAAAATAATAAAATCGTTTCTTCTATAAGTGGTTCAAAAGAATATGAACAAAAAATTTTAACAAAATATTCTAATGCTATTCTTGTGGATAATTTTACATTTACAGAAGATTTAGATTTATATGAATATGTAGATGGTGAATTTAAATTAATTAATGGTTGGGAAAAAATAAAAGAAAAAAGAGATAAACAAAAACAATTAAAAAATTTAATAAAAATGAAACAAAATATTTTAAAAAATTTTTTTAATCAAGTTAAAAATCACATTGAAAACCACTATCCTGAAATTAAACAAAGGTCTGATATTAATGATAAAGAATTTTGGGGTGCTTGGTTAATTACACATTTCCCAGATACATATAATTTAGTCAACTTATATCAAAAATTTTTCAAATCTGCATCTAACATTATTGAAGGTGTAACAGACATTGAAACAGAATTAAATAATTTAAAAGAAATTACAACGTTTGATTCAAATGAAATTAAAGCAAAATATTCTATTGCTATAGAACAATTGCTTAAAGTAGCAATCAGACAGGGTTTTGTAAATGCCTGTAAATTTGAATTTAACACCAAGAAAGATATTATCAGTAATGTTGATAATATCAAGGATTTAGGAAAAGTAAAATTAGAATTACCAGAATATCCACTAAAAGGGATTTAAATGAAAGTAACACTCTACGCACCTAAAGAATATTGGAAACTTTCTGAAGAAGAAAAACAAAAAATCTGCAACGGATGTGGAGGAAGAGGAGGAATGTTTAACTTTCTTATTCCTCAAAAGCATTTTCAGGAAGCTTGTAACATACACGACTATATGTATGCAACAGGCTACACAGAAGAAGATAAAAGAAAAGCTGATGCAACACTGCTTTACAATTTAGACTTGATTGTAAAACAAACAAAAGGTTTAAAAAGAATGTGGTATAAAAAGCTGGCTAAAACATTTTATAAAGCAGTTCACTCTTTTGGGGATTACTATTTTTGGAAAGGCAAAAAATTTGAAGACTTGGTTGGAAAAAGCGTAGAGGTGTAAAAATATTAAAGGAGATAAAATGAAAAAATTATTATTTTTAAGTGCAATTTTAGGTGTTTTATTTATAGGATGTGCAACAGACCCTTATTACAATGCCGGGAAAACTGTATATCTTGCAGGAAAAAAGGTTGTTATTGCAAATTGGGATAAGCTCCCTCCTGAAACACAGGAAAAACTAAAAAAACTTGATACTGTGGCTAAAGAATATGATAGTGCAAGGAAAGTGATAAAACCTGCGATAGAAACTGCAAAAAAGCAAATGCTACAAGATGCAAACTCTACTACGACAAACAAAAAGTAGAGTTTGGTATTGTGTGTAGTTGGTAAAGGAAAAATGATGGCGTTAACTTTAGAAAATACGATGTTTTTTTCGGTTATGAGTGTCGTATTTGGGGCTGGAGGGGCTTATTTTACGTTAAAAGCGGTTGAGCGGAAAGCAACAACGGCGGACGGAAAAGCGGATGCGATAGGCAAAAAGCTAGATGAGCTTAAAAACGAATTTACTGAGATTAAAACTACGCTTGATAAAGATGTGAGCTCACTTAGAAGAGAAATTGAAATATTTAACGAAAATCACGTTTCACGAAAAGATATAGAGCATTTCGTAACTAAAAAGGAATGTCAGGATAAATTTAAAGATGTTGTGCATAAAACCGAACTCGACCTTATACTCGAAAAAATCGAACTTAGATTCAAGCATATCGAAAACGATATGAGCGAAATAAAAGTAGATATTAAGGATATACTTAAAATTTTAAAGGAAAGAGTGTGAATATTAAAGATTTCATAATCAAACACGAAGAGCTTAAACTCAAACCTTATATCTGCCCCGCTGGGAAATTAACAATCGGCGTAGGCAGAAACATAGAAGATAACGGAATTAGCGAAGATGAAGCGATGTATCTGCTTGAAAACGACATTAAAAGATGTGAATCTGAATTAAGAGAGATTTTCCCGAATTTTGACAGTCTGCCTGAAAATGTAAAAATGGCTTTAATAGATATGGATTTCAACTTAGGAAAGCCGAGATTTTTAACTTTTAAAAAATTAATACAGGCGGTAAAAGAAGGCGACTTCAAAAAAGC